AAGGAACCTTTGGTAATCCCTTGCATTAGATGACTGATTAATCAGATTTCCGTTTTGATGGATCTCAAACTTGCCTGGCTTAATGCCACGCTTAATTAAGAAATCTGAATTGCCAACAGAGAATTCAACCTCGACCATTGCTCGCTTCTTGTTAATAGAATTTATGAGCTGGTCTTTTTTGATATCTCTATGAGGCTTACCAAACAGGCCAAAGGATAGGGCATCAAGTAATGTTGATTTGCCTGCTCCGTTTTGGCCTACAATAAGAGTGTTTGGTGTTCGGTTTAATTGAATTTCAGTCCAGTCATTGCCGGTCGAGAGAAAGTTTGACCAGCGAACCTTTTTGAATATTATCATACAACTTCCATAGTTTGCGCCTCTGTGTAGAGTTCACGCAATTTTAATTTAATAGAGTCTTTATCGAGATCTGTATCAACAGCATCGACATATGTATCTAAGAGTTGTGTTGTATCCTCAAGAGATATTTTGTCATCTTCGACATTCTCTCCAATATACTCTTCAAAACTCTCAGCTATCTTAAGTTCGTACGTATCAATACTTTGTAATCTATCTACAAACTTATCGAACATATATAAGTCATTTTTATTTATAACGATTAGTTTAATAAACTTTTTATCAAATTGACTTACATCAATTTTATCATAATCAGTTTTACTATCATCGTATATAACTTTCTTAAACATTGTGATTGGATTTCTTACTGCTTCAATCTCTCTTGTTTCTGTATCTAGTACATGGAAATACTTAGGGTCATCTACATCAGCCCATGTAAATTCCATTTGTGAACCTAGGTAATGAACGTTTCCTTTTGTTGATTTAGTATGGAAATGACCTGATAGTACCATTTCAAATCTATCGAATACATCAGCGTTCATACCATGTGGATTGGTTTGGCCAGGCATCATATCAAAACCTTTTAGTTCTAAATGAGCTCCAAGTATTGGTGCACCACAATTTTTTGACCACTCAGTATACTCTTGATAATTACTATTGTTTATCCAGGGAATAACAGCAACTTTACATCCATCATAATCCAATACAGTTGGTTCCATACAGATATTAACGTTTGATGTAAAATGTCCGAGAAGTTCTTTGAGAGAACAGAGCTCGTTAGTGTTCTTGAAATATACATCATGGTTTCCGGGTATAATATCCATAGTAATACCAAGGTCACGCATCGGTTCCAAAAAGTGTTTACGATTAGAATTAAGTGCTTTAAAGTTAACAAACTTCCTATGCTCATAGTAATCTCCTAGATGTAATATTTGTTTTATATTATTATCTTTTAAATATGGAAAGAATACTTCGGTATAGAATCTATCTTGATATTGTAAGAATATATCACTTGAGTTCCTGACACCACAATGGGTATCGTTCAGTATAGCTACTTTCATTTATAAAATAACTCCAGTTTTGCTTTTTCTTTTTCTTTCGCTTTTTCTTTCTTAGCAAATTCTTTGATTGCGTTATCTTGTTTACGAACTTCTCCAATCCTTTGCTTAAGAGTATCTACATACGCCATTGTTTCTTGAGCAGTTTCACCATCCATACCAGCTTGTACGAAATCGTCAATACCCATTTTCTCAATGAACTTAAACTTGATATCTTGTTGTTTCTTTTCTTTCATTATTCTACGTATAAATGCATAATAACATATTTGCGTAAAATAAGAAAAGGCATTTGGTTTACCAGTCCTTGTAGCTGTTTCTATATTATAATTTCCAATAGCCCTTAAGCAATTTTCTACAGCATCCATAACCATTTCTTCTCTATAAGTATACCTTACAAAGTTTGGTCTATGTGATAACCCTTCTGAAATTTTAATAAAACATCGAGCGATGTAATCCGTGACTTTTGGTACTGGTTTATTTTGTTCTTTCAAATCTCGACATTCGACTGCATAGTCCATGACGGCTTGTGAGAACTCTTTGTTGTTGACGTAATGAGCCTTTTCTTTAGGCTTTAATTTTGCCATAGGTTTTCCTCCATAATTAATCTATTATATCATATTTCTGTGTATTTGTAAACAGTAAAATAATTAAAAAAACAGTGTACAAATGCCAGTTTTTGTGATATAATAATATAGTATCCCGGAGGGAAGGAGTATACAAGATTAATGTATCGTCTTCTTGATATCTTCTTCAGGTTCCAGGTACTTTCTCTCTTCTTCGTATCTATCTAGCAAGACTTCTTCTAGTTGGTCCATTATTTCATTGTTCGAACGAGGAGCCTTGAGAGGGACACGTTTCTCAGATAGTTTTAAAGCAAACTCAACGTAAGCTGCTTTCACATCTTCAGCTACACCAACATGGTTTACAATATGTTTCATCATAACTTTAAAAGTTTTATGTTCCGAAAAAGGAAACCAAGGGGTAAACTGAAATCCACCTAATATGTTAGAGGAAATATTCAAAGGTCTTTCAACCAAATATGAATCATCGTTTTTCACTGCTACGAGTCCGATAATTTCATCTCCATTTACTAACTTAAAGTGTCTTATGTTGAGTTCTTTCATATTATATATTTATATCATGCAGATTGTAATCAAACTTTTCTTTTGAATAAATTTTAATTCTTTCTGCAGCATGGTTTAATGTGTAATTCTTTCTAGTCTTCCAATGTAAATCATCAGCTATATCGAATACCTTAGTATTTCTACCATCATCCGATTTTCTCAATCCTCGTCCAATGCTCTGTAGTACTCGTATTTGTGACTTAGAGGGGCTAGCAAAAATAATGTTATGAAGATTACGAATGTTAATACCAGTACTAAAAGTGCCAATGGAAGCGACAATAATTGCATTGTTCTCATTTTCAGTAATAGCACGGGTCTGCTCTCTAGTATCGACATCAGTTTCTCCTGATACATAAAAAAGTTTTCTTTTATCATCTATCTTTTCCTTTAATAAAGTATGCAATGGTTTACCATGTTTCTCTACATAATTAAATAATACTAAAGTATTTCCTTCTAAATCCAATGCAAGATTTCTTATAAAATTGTTTCTTGGTTCATATCCTACTATAAAATCCAATTCATCCTGATATTTTCTTTGTTCTTTACAGTATTCATCTTTATATTTTAATAGTAATACATCAATAGAAAGTTTAGCTAAAGTATCTTTATCCATTAGTTCTTTTGTTGTAGTCACCTTATACACCGGGCCAAACAATCCTTCCAATACTAATTGATGTGTTTGAGTACCATCCAAAGTACCAGTTGTACCAATGCGATATTCTGCTTCAGTACATTTTTCTAATATTGATGTTAATGATTTAGCTTTAAACTGATGAGCTTCGTCTCCTATTACCATACCAAATCTTTGAAACCATTGTGGTCTTAACTTATATATGGATTGCCATGTAGATATTAAAACTCTATTCTTAATACCATGCCTTTCAGCTCCTCCATATATTTTATAACATACTTCATTACTATTAAACGACTCATCTTGTGAGGAATAATCGGCAAAGTCAGAGTACATCTGCTCAACCAATGAAGTAGTAGGAACTATAATCAAAACGTCATCTTTACAGTAATCTAGGTACCATCTAATGGCCAAATATATAATCAGACTCTTGCCTGAGGCCGTAGGTGATAATAGTAAACCATTCTTATTCTGTAATGTGCACGACAGTGCATCTAGTTGATAGTTCCTAGGGATTATCCTTTTACCTGCACCAGAAATCACCAGAGGCCCCAAAAAGGCGTTTAGGTCAATATTTTGAGTTTCACCCAAATTACCGTAGCCCGCAGATGCGGCTGTTATAACCTTGTAATCCCTCAATTCTGCGAATTCTTTTAAATATTTGAATAAACCGTTATATAAAGTTTGTCTTTTATAATCATAAAGTCTTATCTTTCCATCCCATACTCTATTCCTATAAGCAGGCATAAATTTATATCCAGGTACAAAAAACTGGAAATGTTCAGATAATTCACGTTCTATACTTGGGTCGCAACTGACATGCATGAAAGTCTCATTCATCTTTGCGACTTTAATTTGATTATATTCCACTGGTAAATTTACGCCACTCAATCATGTTCTTGATTGTTTGATGTCTCCATTTGACATTATCTAATATTTCTTTGAGTGTATCGCATACCTCTTGCAGGTATATCATCTTAGACTGATGTTCTTGAATAACTGGGTCCGCATCATAGAATTTATCCATATCTCCTTTGAGTACAGTTAATCCATCTAATGGGTCATAATCCCAGCTTTTAGAATCCATTTCTTCTTGAGATAGTTTACCATTATAATGTTTCCATTTATCTCTAAGAAGCACTTTAAATTCCAATTCAGCTTTTTTAAGTTTCATTTTATTTACTGATAATATCTCAAGATATTTACCATGTAATTTAGCTGAATCTCTGGAAGATTCGTCCAAAGCCATTTCATCAATGACTGAGTCTTTTTTCCACATTTCTAATATTTGCTGTAAATCATTCATATAGTATATATTATATCACAGTTTACGCAAAAAGTAAACTGTTTTTTATTCAAATTCAAAGTTAGTGTATGAGAAAGTTATTTCTGTTGATAGGTAATTAACGGTATCTGATGTTGAAGTAAATTCAAGAGCTCCTATACCTGTAGGAAATATATCTTTAAACCTTATAGTTTTATTAACGTTATTATGAGAAGTAAATACTAACAGTGTAGCATCTTCTTTTAGATTCTCTACTTCTTTACCTTTTGCTGAAGCTATATCGTGCATCCAATTATAAGTTTCTAAATAGTTATCAAAGTTTTCTGTTATTTGACATGTAATACTTAAATCGGAAAATGTTAATCTGGTTCCAGGTGCTGCATAATCAACTGTTTTATATGGTAAAGGTTGTTCTTCCAAAGTAATTTGTGGAAGTGTTATTGTAGTCGCAAAGTATTCTAGGTTTGGAAATCTTAAACTATTAATTTTAAGATGAAACCCTGTAGGACTTAAATAATTTTTATTTGTTGTGACTGCCATATAATATATTTATATAAGAAAAAGGGCCCGTTAAGAGCCCTTTTAAAAAGAGTATTAACTCTGGCTTACACCATGATGTCGTCAACTCTGAAGATTCTGAAGTATTGGTTAGCTCTATCTGAACCGATAGTACCATCAATAGCTACGTAAGGGTTAGCAATCATGCCGTACCTTGTTTTGAATCCCATTCTTGGTTGGAAATCGTTCTCACCAACTGCTTTAACCATTGTTAAAGGAACGTAAGGACAATAGAATAGTCCAGCGTCGTATGGGTTTGAACCTCTATAACCAACACAAACGAAGTCAACTGTTGCGTATGGGTCGATGTAAACTTTAACTCTACCATTTAGTAATCCAGCGAATGTATTACCAGTATCGTCAACGTTTAAGTCAACTGAAAGAGCAGGTGTGTAGTCTAAAAGACCAGCAGCTGCTAAAGCTGAAGCTACGTCTGAAGAACAGATAATGAAATTACCTTTTCCTCTTCTTGTTTCTTTAGCGATAACATTACATTCTCTCTCAATCTGCATGATTAAGCCTTTAAATCTCTCAACCATCCATCTTCCGTCTGAATCAGTGTTAACATCAAAAATACCACTTACAGCAGTAGATGTTTGTAAAGCACCGATTTTAGCAGTTTTAAGGATTGACCTTACAACTTCTCTGTTGATTTCAGCTAATATTTCAGCTGATAAGATGTTAGCCAATTCGCCTTCAGCGTCCAATCCATGAACAGCTTTAAGGTCTTGTGCTAATTCCATTGTGTACTCAGCTTTTAGAGCTCTTGACTTAGCTGTGACAGTAGCTTTCTCGATTGTGAAAGCCATCTCACCGAATGAACCGTCTCCAGATTCACCAACACCTAATCTTTCAGCAGCGGCTGTGGTTAAACCAGAACCGAATGTTGAAACAGTGTCAGCTTCATCTCCAATAGTTCCATCAGCGTCAGCATCAGTCACTCCGCTTAACCCTGTTGGGTCAGCTTGGTGAGTACCTGTACCTGAAAAATCAGTATCAGCTTCGTCAAAGAAAGCTTCTGTTCCTGATTGTGTACTATATTTTGATTTCATTGCGAAGATTAAACCAGTTGGTCCACTCATAGGTTGGACACCAGCTACATCATAAGCAATAAGGTTTGGCATTGCACGTCTTACTAAAGAAATCAATACTGGGTCAAAAGTACCAATGTTATTTGGTGCTGAACCTGAACCGATATTGTTAGCAGCTGCAGCTTCAGAAATGAAATTTCCTTGTGCTTGAGCTCTTTCTTCTGCAAGGGCAACTTCCTGGTTTTCTAACAATCTAGCTGTGACAGCTTTCTTGTATTTGTTTTGGATTGGGTCTACACCGTCATGGTCTAGAACAGGACCCCATTTTTCCATTAAATTTGCGTCTGCATTAAACATTTTTTTCCCCTATTATTAAGAAATGTGTTTGTTAATAGCTTGAGTATATCTAGCCATTGACTCAGATACAACTGATTGCTCAGGATTATCTTCACCAAGTAAGCTATCTACTTCGTCCACTGATTCGCTAACTTCACCTTTGAAGTATGAATCTCTAATAGTTTTAACTTTAGTTTCAAAAGTTTCGCTATCTTCGAATTCAACATCTTCTACTAATGATGCTAATTTTTCAGCTTCAGTTTCTGCAAGCCCTGAAGATTGTTCTCTTACAATTTCAGCTTTCTGATATTCAGAATTCTGAGTATGTAATCTAACGTTATCTTCTGTGGTTTTGTTTAAAGATTCTTCAAGCTCGTTTACTTGATCGTTGAGTTCATCAACTAAGTCAACTTTACCTTCAGGAACCTCGATATAATGTTCTGTGAACACCTTTTGAAGTGAAGTCATAAACTCTTCAGCAATTTCTGTACGTAAACCGTTAGTCACTGCTAATTCGTTTTCTTTCATCCAATTCTCTACTACGTAGTCTAAGTAAGCATTTACTTTTTCTACTAAGTCATCATTGATTTCTTTAACTTCTTCTTCAAGATTTGAAGCATATTCAGACTCTAGTCTGTCTACTTCTTGTGTTAATTTTGAAGTTAACACTGCTTCGAAGATTGTACCAGCTTTCTCTTTAAATCCATCTGACAATGTAGCCTCTTCAGCGATTAGGACATCTAAATCTTCATCAAAATCTACAGATTCAATTTTGGCTTTAACTTTCTCACCATGCTTATCACCTGCGCCTGTAGCGACTGGTGCTTTTGCTGATTTAGGTTTAACCATATTTTCTGCGTCTTTAGATGATTTTAAAGAATCCTCTTCTTCAGCTTCATCGACTTTAATCATTTTAGCGAATAAGCGTTGTGCATCTTCTTTTTTAGCAGCTTTGAGCATATCTACAGCAGCTTGAATTGTGCCGGCTTTAGTTTTAGGAATATTTACTTTAGGAGCTTCTTCTTTTTGAACTGACTCTTCTTCGTATTCTTCTTCCTTCTTCTTTTTACCGTGCACTCCTTCTTCAATAGCCTCATCTTCAGAAACTTCTACAGTTTCCTCTACTTGACTCTCTTGAAGTTGGTCTTCTTCTACTGCGGGGCTCTCTGCTTCTTGATTTAAAATCTCTTCTGACATTTTATATTCCCCTATTATTTTGAGAGTTTATATTAGAGAGGAAATTTTTAAAAGCTCGAATCTCTACCTCAGGTAGATTTTTCTTTGGGGTGCTTTTTATTTCAGTCTCAATTAATTCAATGTCTTGCGGATGTAAAACGCCGTTATCCCATACCCATTCAACACCTTCCATAACTCCATTTACAAATGCACTTGGAGCTGAAGGGTCTTGAACTATATCTATAGTAGATAACATAAAGTCATCCCCCACATACTGTGCGCCTTTCTTCGATACAAGACTTCCCATACCACGACTTGATACACCAAGCTTAACACCACCGTCGAGTAAACCTTCTACGATTTTACCCATTGGGGTTTTAAGAATTGATGCTTTTCCAACAACATCATTTCCCTGCCAATGCAGTGAGTTGATTTTGTGTGAAACTTTATCCAGGTTTACAGTTGGTCCTTCCGGATGATTTAGTTCTCCAACTGCTCTTCCTGTTTTAACTTGTTCGGTTATATACTTATCTACGGCTTTTTCCATTACAGCCTTTTCGTATACTCTACCATTTTTGTTCTTTGCTTCTGATTGCATAAACACACCTTCGATAGCATATTGTTTCTCACCAGTTTTCTTATTGGCTTCAACAATAATATCTAGGTTGTCATCTACAAACTCAGTTATTAATCTCATCTTGAGCTTCTCCTGCGGCGTCATCCACTGGAACCTCTTCAACTGCAGGTGCTTGACCTGCCATTGTTGGTGCTAGTTCTATTTTCTTAGCATCCAAAGCTGCCTTTAATTTTTCTGCCATAACAGAATCATAGGCTTTACCAGCGGCTACGTTATCGCCATCTTTTAAATTGTTTACTATTTCTTCAACGCTCATAATATTTTTACCTCGTTATTATTTATAAAAATTATATTTTCTACTAAGCGAATCTTGGGTCATCTGGGTCTGGCATATCCAGTTCTCCAGCTTTATCCTCAGCATCGATTTGCTTAGCAATGTCTTCAATCTCTTCTTCACTGAATCGTAATACGTTCTTTCTTACCCATTCATTGGATATATAAGTACCGACATACTCATCGAGGGAACTCAACATTTCAAACCTTTCTCTTATCATTTCAGATTGTTTTAGTTCTGAGAAATAGTTATCTTCAATATAATCGAATACAATACCATTTTTCCAACTATTCCAATCTGCTGTTGTTATAACACCTTTCAATAAGAGTTGTGTTTTAAGTAGTTGCATGAATAAATCAGAGAATCTTTTTCTTAATCTGTCAATAAACTTCTTAAACTTAATTTCATCTCTGGTTATTTCAGTTGTTCTACCTAAACTAAATTGTGCTTCTTGTTCCAATCTATTTAATGGAACATTTAATGCTTTATATAGTTTCTTTTGGAAGTATAGGATATCATCTATTTGACCAAGGTTTTCTCCACCTGGTAATGTTGATATCTCAGTACCTCTTCCACCTTCTCTTCTTGGTAGGAAGAAATCTTCCAACATTGACATATGTTTTTTATCATCTTTGATATCGCCTGTTTTAGCATCATATACCAATTTGTTTCTATACTGTTGCATAATACCACGTAAGTAATCTTCTGCTTTTCCTTTTGGTAAATTACCTACATCGATATAAAATATTCTTCTTTCTGGAGCTCTTGATATTCTATAGATTACCAAGGAATCTTCCATCATTCTTAACTGGTTTACTGGCTTTAAAGCCTTTTGCAAATATGAAAGTATTCTTTTTCTACTTGGGTCCATTACACCTGAAGTACAGTATGCAATTGCATCAGGTTTAATCTTTAATCCCTGATTGTATTTACCCATTGCGTTATCCTGGTACATAAAGTATTCTTCTACTTTCTTAATTATTTTTGCACCAGTTTTTTGGTCAACTTCTTCTTCTACTTCTTTGACCTTTCTTAATTTGGTTGGATCGACGTATCTTAATTCTTTAATTCCTGCTTTAAGATTTTCGTTATCTACTACGATATGATATGGTAATCTACCATCAACATACCATCTTCTAAATATATCATGAGCATATTGTCCGAAGTTTAACATAGCTAATATATTATCAAATTCATACCTAATCATCTCTTTGATTTTATCAGATATATCTACTTCATCTAATTTAATATTTACTGGAGCATCATCATGGTCTCCAACAATAGCTTCATTTACTATATCTTCGATAGCGGCATCACATTCTGGTTGAGATGCAATGTCTCTATATTTTAGCATCATATCGACGTCAGACTTTGCTTTATCTCCGTCTACATCTAAGTATGCTCCAAAGTGTCCACCCGCTTGAATAACACCTGCGCCATCCTCATCCGTTTTAGTAACGAAGGAAGGTCTATCAGGTTTCTTGTCTTTCTTACGAGTAATCTCGAAACCAAACATCGAGATTCCATTATTTTTATTATCTTCTGCCATAATATCCTATGAAACTAGGGGGAGGTTTCCCTCCCCTTAATTGTATTTATACTTACGAAGTGGTATCGGATTCCCAATACTGTACAGTCCATGTACATTCAAACTCTTCAATAGCTTCACTTTCGTAACCAACTGCAATTTCTGCAATTGCTTTTGGCCAACAACCTCTAAAGTCGTATCTCTTTAAAACAGATCCGTCTCTATCTAGTTGCTCAATAACCATGTCAGCAAAATAATCATTTGTATTACTCAAACCAGTGTTAGCACTATGTTCGTTAATAGCATTTGACCATTTTTCTAAATCATTTCTGATTCTGAAGTCAGTATCATTAATGATTGTGGTTGTCCAATCACCAAATTCTCTAGCACCAGCCATCTTTAGAGTTCTACCTCTAAATGGTACAGCTAGTTCTCCTAATGTAGAATCAGGTAATTTCGAAGCTTTTACTAAGAATGAAGTTAGCTCCACGTCACCACCAACAAATGATGGATAGTTTACAGTAGCTTTGTATAAGGTACTTCTAGCACCTCCACCAGTAAGCTTTGATTTAAAATCATCTATTCCTAAAATAGCCATGTCTTACCTCTCCTATTGTCCACTAATTTCTGAGAATTCTACCCCAGAACGTGTTGCTATAAAGTTCAATGTAATAAAGTTAATAGACCTTGCAGGCTTGATAAAGATATCTGCTACAAATCTGTTAGCATCTATTACTTGACTTGTGTTATTAGTTCCATCACAGATTACTAATGAATCTGTAATACCTCTTCGACCTTTGACGTCTCTTAAGAAAGGCTCAACTAAGTTTTTGAATTGAGCTCTTGTAAATTCGTCATTGAATTCGAATAATTGTGCTTTAGCAGCTGTTGAAATTGCTTTTTCTAATACGATAAACAATCTTCTAACATTGACTCTATCAAAAGCTGAAGGTCTTTGTAGTAAAGTTTTATCACCAAATAGTAATGTACCTTGTCCAGGCATTGATACTAATGGGTTGATTCTTGCTTTATACAACTCGTCTCTTTGTGCTTTTGTTGGGTTGTAAGCTAACTTAGTCACACCTAATAGTTGACCACGGTTAATACCTGCTGGTGAGAACCATGCATCCGCTACATTGTCGGTGTTAGCACATAAACCAGCCATATGACCAGAAGCACCAATATATCTATATACGTCGTTGTATTTGTCGTATACATATAATGCTCCAGAATCAACAAAGCCGTATGAGCTTGAAGTTAGACCAGCATGACCTGAGTCTGTTCCATCACACCATTGAATTACTGATGTGTGTGGGTTAGCTACTCCAACGCTGTCCTCTAATGGTGGAGATACAAAAGCCATACAATCTTTTCTAGCTGTTGCTATTGATATTAAATCATTTGCTATAGTAGATGAATTATTAACATCTGGGTAAGCAAACAATAGATTAACATCTACAGTTTCAGCATCTTCGAATAAATCATATCCTAATGCGATCTCTCCATTTGTAGGAGCATTGTCGTCTGTTCCGCCAGACAGTGAGCTATCAATAACAGCTGTGTTGGTTGTCATAGCACCAGCTTGAGAAGCTACAGTTTCCCCTGCATCAGTAAGAGAAGTATCATGATCTGACCACCAAATATACTCTGAAGTTTGATTAACAACTTCTTTGTAGAAATTAGTAGTACCGTCAGGTTTCTTAGCATCTGAACCTTGAGATACAAATGCAAATTTTTCTAGTACTGTGTTTGGTGTACCTGATATTGCTCCATCTTCGTCGACAACACAAATGTGCATTTCATCTGCTGCACTTGTCTTACCTAAATCTTTTGCAAAATCAGATGTTCCAGGTTTTTCATCAAACTCGCCTTTAAAAGCCCAAGCGTCATAATTACTAGTAGAAATACCAGCAGTCACAACACTAACTTTTAATGAATTACCTAATACACCAGGGTATTTAGCTACCCAAGGTCCAACGCTTAGAGAACCATCAGAGTAATTATTATTATAATCCTCTTCGTTTTTGATTAATTGTCCGGTTCCACCAGTAGCAACTGCATTCAGATGCCCAGATGATACACGAACCACTTTCAACGCATTCCCATACTTTAAGAATGATGCTGCGGTGAGAAAGTATTTAGCGGTATTGTCGTCCGGAGAACCAAACTTCTCAACCAATTCGTTTTCAGAACTGACTAAGCAAATTTCGTCCGTAGGACCCCAATTAAATGAACCTGCAAAACCACCAATAGATGATGATACGGCAGGAATCACGTTTGTGGCGTCGATCTCTTGGACCCTTACGCCGGGTGATACTTGAAATGACATCGCTTTATCCTCTAATTATTTCTTGAGTTAGTTAATATGTTCCATAATACGGTTATTTTCAATCATTATTATTTATACTTTTTTAGTCTTTAGTGTAATCGTCATCCTTACCCGCGTAATCTGATACTACAAATTTACGATTTGGATGTACTGAAACTCTTAATTTTGTCATAGTTTTACGATTAACTAACATTTCAGATGCTGTATCTTTCTCAGTTAACCCTAATTCTATTACATATTTCCTATTATTAAATGTTATACCATGCTCTACTACTGGTCTTGTATCAAAATCTTTCTTACCTCTTTTAGGTTCTGATATATCTACAATTTCGCTTTCAAACTTTAATCCATTCTTTTTCCATTTAGCTGTATCACCATCAACAATTAATTCATCTACATGTAGCATAGTTGCTGATGCTGAATTACCTGTATCAAACTTAGCTCTTATAAGATTATTAGGCATTCCATCTAATTCTATTGATTCTATAAACCCTACTTCTTTTCTCATCATAGGTCTTCTATTTTCTTCTAAAGATAACCTATCAATTACTTCACCTAATACAACTTCATCAGGTATCTTTTTAGTTGGTTCGCCTTCTTGGTCGTATCCCATAAAATGAGACCTAATACCAGGTGAGCCATTTACTTCTAATACATAAATGTTCTTATCAACTTTACAATGGTCAACACCACAATATACTGCGCCTGAAGTTCTAGCTGCTTCTACTATAACTTTTCTTTCTAAATCTGTTAATACATAAGGCTGTGTATCAGCGCCTAGGTGAACGTTATTTCTAAATTCTTTATCATTTTTTTTAATTCTTTCAGCTGCTCCAATAATCTCACCATTTACAACAAGAGTACGTATATCTGATTTAATATCAAAGAACTCTTGTATTAAAAGGTCAGCTTCAAATTTCCACAATGATTGACATACTGAAACTAAAGAACTCATATCGTTTACTTTAGATACACCAACACCTTGAGTTCCTCTTAGTGTTTTAATAATAACTGGAAACTTACCACCTATTTTTTCATGAGCAGTTTCTATTGATTTAACATTATTTACAATAGCTGTTCTTGGAATAGGTACGTTATTTCTTTCTAACGCTAACGATGATGCCATTTTATTATCACATAATAACATAGATTCTAAATCATTTACAAGAAAGAATCCAATTGTTTGCAAAGAAGATACTAAGGCTTGAGCAGTTAAAGATTGAATAGCTCCTGCTCTTACGAATATAATTGAATTATGCATATTAATGGTCATATCTGTATCTTCACCATCAATATTTCTTAACTTCACTTCACCAATCTCAACATCAGATGAAGTAATATAGGCTTCAGTAATATCAACAAGAGTATGTTTCATTCCTCTTTTCTTAGCAACTTTCTGAATTAAATCCGCAAAGGTTCCTTCCTCATCACTAAGGCCTAGTACAACTATCTCTAGCTCACTTGGTTTAAGTGGCTCTTCAGTTTTCTCGTTTAAAAATTCGTTGAATTTTTCCATTCTGTTTCAAACCATATATTTCCATCTGCGTCTTTAGTATATTTATTCGCATTATTTTGTTCCGTTGTAAAGCCAAAAGGCAACATATCATCTTGTATTTCTTTTAACCTTTCCTTATATAACATATTCTTCATATCAATATTAGTTAATGATTGGAATACATCAGTTGTAGTAAACCAAGCAAATAAAACTAAGTTCATCATTAAATCATCGTGGTTAGGTGCTATAGCCATAAATGAACTTCCCCTTGAAACAAAGGTACTCATTTCAACTATAGTTTGTGCATCATATATTGTTAGCTTATTTTGCTCTATGAGGTCTTTAATACCTGAGCATCCAATACGCTTAACTCTTCTAGTCATTGTTACGCCAATTGCGTTGGCCTTAATACTAGATTCAACAAACACGTTCTCATATTCTAAATCATAATATAAACCATTACAAACTACAGCACCTTGGTCATTACTTTCTACCACGACGTAAGCTTCATTATATATATTCGCATACTTATATATAATATCTGGTAATAGCATTGGTGATATATTATTATCTCTAAATACTGCTACCTGTTCGAAAGGTTTAGTGCTTACGTCAATTATAGTAAATGTACTATAATCTTGATTCCTTCCTTTCGAAACATCAACTGTCATAATATACTCATGTCCTTCAACAGGATTTTTATATATTAGACATTTTTCATTTACAAACTCTGGGTCTTTACTTTGTTGTGCTAACAACGAATCAGCACTAATTAAAGTATTACCTCTTCCATGGAATGTATTACCAAACTCTTGTTCAAACTGTAGTTTACTTGTATTTGCTACTGTTTGTTCTTTCCACTTTTCATCTCTTCCAGGTACATCCCACCAATCAACTCTAAAAGGTTTAAACTCATTTGTTTTTTGAACTGCGCCTTCCCAAAGTTTATGATATACATTCCCTATACCATTGGCTGTTGAACAAATTATAATTTGTGTATCTTTACCAGCCGTCACAACCGGATAAGTAGAAGTATAGAATTGTGCATCGTTATCCACAAATGCAAACTCATCAAGGAAAAGAAGATTTACTGACAAACCCCTAATGGAACTTGCAGATGTGGCATTAGCCACTATTTTTGAGTTATTACTAAACTCTATACTTCCCTTATTTAAAGCCTTACATCCCGGTTGTAAGAAGTAAGGCAAATTTTCTAAAGCCAGAGTAATCCTGGCTAACATCTCTCTTGCGATTGCTCCTTTGTTGGCTAATATCGCAATGGTTTTCTCTGGATGAAAACAAGCATACCATAGTAAATATACTACTGATGATATTGATTTACCACTTTGCCTACAGGCTAAAACAATACTAAATCTATTATCGTTAAAGTGATTAAACATATTCTCTTGATATGGATATAAATCAAAAGGAACTAATCCTTCATCAAGAGAAATAATCTTTACGTAATTACGTGCAAAGTATGATGGGTCTTCCAAACACTTCTTATATTCAACTACTTCCTCTTTTGTAAAGGAAGTTTCAACACCATCTCTTTTAACGAGGTGATTACCTAAGTATCCAAACTCGTTATTCTTGACTCTTTGCATCGATTACATTATCCTTATCTAATAACATTCTTTGTAAGTCTGTAGTACTACCAACAAAAACATTATTATTTGTCACTTCTCGATTAACTTTATCTTCTTTCTTATTTTGTAAATCGTCTTTATCTTTTTGAAGCTTCATTAACTTCTCAGTAGTATCACCTAAATCTTTTATTGTTTTTGATAATACTTCAAAGGCTCGCGGGTGCTCGCTCTCACGTGCGAGTTCAGCTAAAACATCTAATGAACTCGTCCCTGTCCTTATTAAATCTTTATACGTTGCTCTTGAAAATTCATAATCGTCTTTTATATCTTTATCTATGATAGGACGATTTGGAACCTTACTAGGAAGATTCTTATCCAATGCTTTCATCATCTTTTCCTTTTTCATTATGTGACTATATCTAATCTACCACCCATACCACTATGATTTGAACAATAATAGTATAGTGTATTAGGTGTATTATCATCAATCTCTATTGTACTTACACCACTTGTTTTATTTACGTTTGTTAAATACTCAACCCCACTTGCGTGTGTACCATCACTGGTAGTTGAAAATCTTAATGGGTGAGCTGTAGGATGGTTAAACGTATATGTTCCACCCCTTTGTAAAGTAAATCCAGCTTGTTGTGTAGTACCATAATAGTATGCATTTCCTGTACCAATGGTTTTAGCAGCAACAGTAAGTGTATATGTTGAAGTACCTGTTTGTTGGTTATAACCACCACCATCAATTGTAGTAGTGACTGTGTAATCGTCATCAGCATCAGCTTCTGATTGAGTGACTCTGAAATCCATTTCTTCTAGTATTTGATTACCAGCTCTGTCGTTATTAAAGTCAATATTAATTTCTCTAATAATACCTGTATTTGAAGCTGGTCCATAGAATTTCATTTTCATTGTAAAATCTAGTTGATAAGTTAGTACTCTTCTTGCAGTATAATCACCTTCGTACTCATCAGATATTTGTACACCTGTTAATACCAATGGAACATCTTGTTTTAATGTAGTCCAACCATCAACTGGTCTGATTGTGACTGTATACTCTGGTTGAAAGTATGGAAGTATTTGTTCCATTATTTGTAAACCATCATCTTGGTTTTTAGCCAATATATAAAGTGACATACCAATATCGTACGTGGTATAATGTTTAATTAATTTTTTCTTAGTATTATCTGAAGTATTTGTTTCTTGTATAGCAGCCCTTTTAACCAATCTTTGATTAGGGTCTAACGCTAAAGAAGTAATTTCAAAAGCCATCCTTGGTAGTTTAATTGCCATAGATGCATCTCTACCAGTATCTCTATCTAAAGCTGCTAAAAACTTTTGCTTAGGTCCATAAGCTAATGGAACCTTCATGGTATTAATTATATTACCAGCTGAATTTCTTCTTACAACCTTTAAGTTATTAAATAGTGTACCAAATACGGCCACCGATTTTCTCATTGTTGCATGATAGAATGGATCGCCAAACATTAGTAAGTCTCCGATGGGTCGCCAAATGGATTAACTTCAGAAAAATCTAAGAATCCATCAGCTACAGTTTCAAAATCTATATTTTGAGCTAATTCATCATCAGCCCAAGCTGTTCCTGTTGTATCTGTTTGGTCGTTGAATATTGTTGTAATAGTACCACCCAAACCAGATGATAATCCTGATATAGCGTTACCACTTGCTGAACTAAATTCTCTGTACTCAGTAGTTCCAGTGACTTGTATTTGGTCTAAGAATAATCTCATACTTGATTGTGATGATTTAATTCTTTGTACAATCTCACCAGATATTTTAATGAGTGGACTTGTTGATAAAGTTTGTTCTGCTCTCTCACCAACGATTAAGTAAGAATTATTTGTAGCTAATGTAATATCCATAGCTACCTCATAGTTCTCATTTGCTTGGTCATCAATTACATCTATTTCTGTATCGAAATCTTCGCCTGAGTATTCAAATATCTCAGTTGTTAGTTTATAAACTGGTAAATCAGATAGTTGATAGAATGGTTTATCATCTTCAACAAATTTAATTTCAAAGAAAGTATTTGTCATTGGAAGGAATAATAAATCACCTTCCCTTGGTTTTGGATTTACATTTCCTGAGTACGATGGGTCTGCTCCAGCAACTCTACGTTCCCAAACTTTTCTAGAGATTACGAATTCAGCTTCGTCTCTTATTTCTAATCCGAACTTAGAGTATAAATCTATTGTATTGTTAAACCCATCTACATTTTCTAAATATGCTTCAATTAAATATGCATCATCAAACTTAGATGCTGGGTCTTCATCTAGTATTGCATCTCTGTTGATTAGTGTACGTGGTATATAATAGACATCTTGCCCATATATCTTCAAAGACTCAACGATTAAGTCTTCGTACAATTGTTGCTCAGACCTTACAGCCTGGCTAAAATAAACATTCCTAGGCATATTTTATCCCGAGAAAAAATCAACTGGTCTTTCCCAATTCAATCTTGCTTCTTCTTCTAATAAGGTTATTTCTTCTTTGGCATCATCAAATAATTGACGGCCATTAAATGCAACGCCACCTGGCATTTGCATTCCTTCAAATTTTAATAGGTTTTGGCCCCATTGCCTTTTGATTAAAGCAGTAGCATATTTCTTTAAATAATAATCATTGTATATATCAGTATAAGATGCTGGGTCTATTATTCTAATACACTCAACAACTAAATATTCATCAGGTAAAACTTCTTCATCCCAATCCATAAATATTTCTAACGTATTTCTATGACGATTAAAATCTATATGTTTCTGGTCAGAATCAATTACTTTATCTAATAAATCTAGATATTCCATACTCATAACATATTCAGCTAAACTTCCCATAAAGCCTAGGTTATACATATCGTGTAAATGTATTTGATATCTTACATCGAACATATCACTTGATGATACATCATCACGTATTGGCATAACTCTTACTACATCTGTAATTAAATTATTAATTGGTATATAACGATTCTCTATATCACCTTTTACTATGCCATTAGAAGCAATTGTTCCTGTAGCACCAGATGTTCCACCAGTAATTACATCACCAACAGCAAATGGTGTATTAGAATCTTCTAACGCGTTATATCTTAACTTAGTAGTACTTGTGACTGAATCAATAACTGCTTTTGCTCCGGAAGTTCCACCTGTAATTGTTTCACCTTTTACAAATGTACCATTTGAAGCAGCTGCTGTAGTTAACTCTGAGTTTGTGACTTTATGTTTTAAAAAGAATTTTTCTGTAGCATCATCATGATATGTTTGCCAAAATTGTATAGCCTCATCTACACGATCGTCTAACTGATCGTCATCAACATTGATTTCGATAACTGGAAATCCCAGCTGTCTTAAACAATAATCTTTGAATGTATCTTTACTATTTGGCGCTGCCATAATCTTCCTTTCCTATAATTCTATTTATACAATTTAACTCTCCTATAAGTTATTTAAAATTAAATTATATACTAATTTTTAAATATTGTTATTCCTCAATTAAAGGCTCTACTATTACCTTACCATTTTCATCAGTCCAGTCGGTATCAAGCATATGTTGGTCTTGTCTTTCACCAATTACCATCCAAGATACAGTTGCTGTTGATGATGTATTTTGACAAGATATAGTTAAAATATTTCCTGATACGCTACCTTTAACAGCATCCCAGTCTGATTCGTTTGAGGTAAAACATGATGTATTTGTGTTAAGTAATACAAAAGTTCCTTCAGTCATACCTGCTTCTGTATCTAAATTAATAGTTGCACTTCCATCAACAAGTGTTACAACACCTCTATAAATATTATCTGCTTGTGGTGCTTCAACAAATGAATGTACTAAATGGTGTGTATCTTTTTTAGATTCTAATGGGTGGTCAATTTTAAATGAACCTGAACCTTTTGATAAAGCACCTGCTATAGTTACATTTCCTGTATTTTCAACTTTTAATCCAACAATACCTCCACCACCATTACTTCTGTTAACACTTAAAGCAATAGTACCTCTTTGACTTGTACTTGGACCCCTTGCAGTAATATAACCACCATAAGAACCCTCCCAAGACATTGAAATACTATTTGCATCATTCGCAATAGCAGCAGCAGTACATCTAATGTCTGCATTAGCAACATGAAGTCCTGCATTACAACCTGAAAAACTAGTTCCAATTTTTACTCTTCCATTACTAAAAATACGCATTTTTTCTGAATTTCCAATAAACCAAGAATGGTTAGTGTTGCCTATATCCTGTCTATAAAATAAACCACTAGCAGATTCTAATAGAACATCATTATCAGATGACCTGTAAAATAATCTTCTATTTGAACCACTGCCTAACTTTAAAGTCCCACCAGTTATATCAACTACACCTGATGAATCAATAAGCATTCTTTCTGTTGAATTACCACTAGTAGGTTGAGTGCTAAAAACTAGTCTTGCACAATCAGCTTGTCCATCTGTTATTGATGCTATTGTGGCTAAGTCTGTGTCGTTATTATTACCAAACATAATACGGCCAATACCTTGGTCGCCGTTTGAATCATTTCTTCTTATTTGTATACCATGGCCTCCACCACTTGCTGGAGTTTCTATTTGAAGTAAATCATCAACATGACTTGATTTATCACCTATTATAACTTTGCCTGAAGAATCAATGCGAAGTCTTTCGCTAGTGTTAACAACAAATTGCATTGAATTTGTAGAGTGTTCATAAAGCAATCTTCCAACATCGGCATCAGCTTCATCAGAAAAAGAAAGCGATGAAGCGTTGCTACTTGCAGCTCTTATTGCTACATCACAAGCACCATTTCTTTCAAAGGCTGCTACATATCTCGTAGCGTAATTATAAGTTGGACTTGTATTTGTTCTTTGAACATGTAAATCTACATTGGGGCCATTAGTTCC